ATTGTTACTGGATACTTTGGTGCTCCTTTAGTAATTAATGAATTCATTTTTGATGGATTTATGGTTATTATTTTAGGTGCTTTTGGTATCGCATCTGTTGATAAATGGATGAATAAAAAAGATAAGAAAGACACTATGGAAATCCAGGAAAAAAATGAGGAAGAAGAACCAACACAAAATTTAGAAGGATAATAAAAGAAATTTGGAACACAATATTAAAATTTTTATTAAGTAAAAAAAATTAAAAATTAAAAATAAAAAGTATTGAAACATTTATCCAAAGAAGAACTACTAAGTAGACTTGAAGCAATTAATAAAAGCAATGCTATTATTTACTTTGATTTAACAGGAGTCATTTTAGGGGTAAACGATATCTTTTTAAAAGCAATGGGTTATGAAAAAGATGAACACACAGAACTTATAGGTAAACATCATAGTATATTCATCTGTGATGATTATGCCAGATCTTTAGAGTATGAAAAGTTTTGGGATATTTTAAGAAGTGGAAAACATTATGAAGGAGAGTTTGAAAGAAGAAAAAAAGACGGTAGTCTTATAAATTTACAAGCAACTTACAATCCTATTTATGATGAGTCAGGTACGCTTACTAAAATAATGAAAATTGCTACTGATATTACTGAAATAGTTAATAGTAAAAATCAAATGGAAGCTGTGAATAGAAGCTCAGCAACCATAAGATTTGATATTAATGGTTATATTTTAGATGCTAATTCTATTTTTTTAGAAACAATGGGATATAAAGCTAATGAGAAAAGTCAAATTATAGGTAAACATCATAGTATTTTTGTATCTTATGATTACTCAAAATCAGATGAATATTTAAAATTTTGGACAGATTTAAGGGCTGGTAAAATATTTAATGGGATATTTGAACGAAAAAAAGTAGATGGTTCAGTTGTATACTTACAAGCAAGTTATAATCCTATATTTGACAGTAAAGGAAATGTTACTAGTATAATTAAAATTGCTATTGATGTTACTGAAGCTACTAAAAATAAAAAAGCAATTAAAGAACTTACAGATAATTTACAGATTGAATTACATAATTCTGAAAAACTTAAAAATGCTCTTGAAATAGAAAGAAATGCTGCAGTTGAAGATTTAGACGCTACATTAAAAAAGAGTCAAAACGAGTTGATTAAAACAATTGTAAAGTCTGCTCTATTTGTAATTATGAGTGTAGGATTTATTACAACAATCATGTATTCTTTTGCTATTCTTTCCAATAAAGATACTCAAATAATTGGTTCTACTTGGAGTAATATGTTTAGTGTATTATTAACAAATGCTTTTTCAATAGTTGGTACAATTATGGGTATTAAGTATGCTACACAAGACAGTGATAAAACAAAAACAAACAAACAATAATATAAAATAAAAATAAATATGTTACTAAAGATTGGTTCAACAGGTGCAGATGTAATAAAATTACAAGAAAAATTAGGTGTAGATGCTGGAAGTGCTGCTGGTACTTTTGGTCCTAAAACAGAAGCCGCAGTAAAAACTTGGCAAAAAGCTAATGGATTATTAGATGATGGTATTGTTGGAGATGGAACTTGGGGGAAAATGTTCGGGACAATTTCAGATACTGCTCCCACACCAACTACAACTCCAATCTTATCTGATCCATTTAAGTTAGATAAATTAAAAGGACATATTCCTGATACAGTATTAGCTCAAATTCCTGATACAGCTGTTAAATTTAATATTACTAATTCTTTAAGATTAGCTCATTTTTTAGCACAATGTGGTCATGAATCAGGAGGTTGGAAAGCAACTTCAGAAAACTTAAATTATTCTTCTAAAGGTTTATTAGATATCTTCCCAAGATATTTTACTCCTGCTTTAGCAGAACAATATGCTCGTAAACCTGAAGCTATCGCTTCTCGTGTTTATGGAGGTAGAATGGGTAATGGAGCTGAAGCTACAAAAGAAGGATATAAATTTAGAGGCCGTGGTTATATTCAATTAACAGGTAAAGATAATTATTCTGCTTTTGATAAATTTGTCCCTGAAGAAATTTTATCTAACCCTGATTTAGTCGCTACTAAATATCCTTTAATGTCCGCTGCTTGGTTTTTTAATAAAAATGGTTTGTGGACTATTTGTGATAAAGGAGCTGATCAAGGAACAGTAACAGCTGTAACTAAAAGAGTAAATGGTGGAACAATTGGTTTGCCTGATCGTATTAAACATTTTAACGAGTATTATAATTTATTAAAATAATATATTATAACATGAAGACAACATTACTAATAACATCAACAGCATTTGCCTTTGTATGCAGTTATTTCTTTAACTTAGCAATAGAAAATTCAGATCAATATCTTGCTGTTGTAGCTATAATATTCATGGATGGTTTTTTTGGTGTAATAGCTGGAACTAAAAGAGAAGGATTTAAAACATATAAAGCTGTTAAAATTCTTAAAACATTAGTTGCTTGGATTGTTACATTAACAGTATTAATAATGGTTGAAGCAGGTTTTAAAGGAACATCATGGTTATCAGAAACAATATTAATTCCATTAATTATATTCCAAGTTATTAGCGCTTTAAAAAATGCGGAACAGGCTGGATTTATTAAAAATGAAGCATTAACAACAATCTTAGATAAGATTGATAAACATAAAGAAAAATAACTTATTTATTACATACATTAAAGTATGAATAAAAAATTGTTTCCATATATTATAGCGTTATCAGCATTATCTGTTAGTGCATCAGCAGCATTTTATAGTGTTACTGGTTTAAGTATGTTATTTGCTGGAGCTAGTTTAGCTGTAATGATTATGGCTTCTTCTTTAGAAGTAGCTAAATTAGTGATAGCTTCTTTACTTTACCAATATAGAAAAACATTACCTAAATTACTTAAAATTTATTTAACAATAGCAGCTTTTATATTAATTTTAATCACATCAGCAGGTATATATGGTTATCTATCAGCAGCCTATCAAAAAACAGCAGACCAAACTAGTATTGTTGAATCTAAAATAACAGTTTTAGAATCTAAAAAGAAATTATTTGAAGAAACCAGAGACAATATTTTAAAAGAAAAACAATCAATAGCAACATTACAAGGTACTTTATCTCAAGCTTCAACAACCCAGTATACAGATAAAAAAGGTAATTTAGTAGTTAGATCAAATAATGCTGCTATTCGTAATATTGAATCAGCATCAAAATCAAATGAAAAATTATCAGCCAAAATAGATGTAGTTAATGATTCTATTTTCAGTTTAGAATCTAAAATATTAGAAGTTAAAACTAAATCTATAGCTGAAAGTGAATTAGGTCCTTTAAAATATTTAAGTCAACTTACTGGAGTTGCTATGGACCGAATCATTAACTGGTATATATTAGTTATTATATTTGTATTTGATCCATTAGCTATTGCTCTTGTGATAGCTGCTAACTTTGCCTTTACTCAACTTACTAAACATGATGAAACACCTATTGAAGAAAAAGTAGAAGGTATGAGAAAAGTAGTTAACACTTATGATGATTTAGAAAATGAGATAAAACAAACATCTGAAAAGTATCAAGAAATAATTAATAGTGATTTAACAGAAGAAGAACAAAAAGAAGCTATTGAAGAAATAATAAAAGATGACCATGATGCTAGAATAGAAATATCAAATCAGATTATAAATGATATGATTGGAGCTAATTTAACTGATGAAGAAATATTAGCTAAATATGATGATAATAATGATGGTTTTATAGACGCTGAAGAAACTAAAGATACAGATTTATCTCAAGAAGAAATAGATAGAATAAATTCTCAAAAACAATCTATTATGGATAATGAATATTTGTCACCTTCCAAAAAACGTAAATTATTAGGTAAATTATAATATTTTTTAAAAAAATTTGGCTTTCTAAATTTATTTTATTATATTATTATAAATAAGAGAAAATTAAAAATGAAAAAAGTATTATTTATCACAGCATTGGTTACTTTGGTTTCTTGCTCAAACAAAACCTCAACTTCATCTAAAGATTCAGTTTGTACTGATTCAACTTGTGTAGACACTACTAACATCAATTCTTTGATTGATAGTGTAGATGCTCATGCAGACACTTTAAGTGCTTTGTTGAAGAAGTAATCTTCACGCCCCCTTAGCTCAGTTGGTAGAGCTTCTGATTTGTAATCAGATGGTCGGCGGTTCGAGTCCGTCAGGTGGCTCAAAGGTGGTAGTTAGACGAAAATGAAATTCCTGCTATGATGTTAACTTAATCAGCATATTCAGAAGTAGAAATGAGTAATAGCAAATTGCTCACCACCATATAG